GGGTAAAGCATCAGCAGGAACAAAAGCTGCAAATAAACTTATTAATGCTCCTATTGATCAAGGAAAAGAAGTAGGTATTCGTTTAAATTTAAACTCTAAAATTAATGATGCGCCTGAAAATGTTAAGCCTATGCTTCAAACAATACATAATAAAAATGCAAGAGGCTCGGCATTATCATATCAACCTTTTGCTACTGTTGTAAGAACAAAAGATAAAAAAGTACAATTTTATGTAAGTCCTAAAGGAAGAGAACAAATAGCTAAAGGAGAAAAATCAAAATTTCCAGCCATGTCTGTTAATGGTGCATATGAACCTAATTTAAAAATATTACCAACAGACGATGATATAGTAGAAATTGGATTTAATCCTAAAGCACATCATTTATTTATTGACTTAAAAACAGGTCAGGCAGTAAAAGAAGCAGATGCTGCAACAGTTATAGGTGATAGAGTTTATGCAAAGAATGTTACATATTTTAGAAAATCTAAATCACCTAAACCAGAAGCAGAAAGTCAGGTTAGATATAAGTATAAAAAGAAAGGTGGCTCTGTGATCCAACGTAATCCAAACCCTTATGAAGCAAAGGCAATATAATGTGTAAAAACTGTAAATGTAATCCATGTAAATGCAATGATAGCATTAACAATGTGGTCCTTTGAAGATGGTATTAATCATTCTTTAACACGACCTAATTATAAAGATTATTGTTGTAAGAAAAAAGAATGTAACTGTAATATCCCTAAGATGTGTAAAGGTAAATGGCGAAGATATCAAAAAGATATCTTAGAATATCTACATTTAAAATACAAGGATACCTATAAAAATGGCGATTGAACAAAACCCCTTTGAACAAATTAATCCTGCACAGGATAATGTTGTTCCTCTGCCTATGGTAGACGAGTCTAAAGCTACCTTTGAATTAGACGATGATGGTGGTGTCCTTGTAGATTTTACTGAAGAAGAAACTATTGAGATGGGCGCAGAAGAATCTGTAGGAGAATGGTTTCGTAACCTAAGAGATGATATAGATGAAGATGAGTTAAGCGACATAGGTAGAACCCTCTATGATAATTATGAGTCTGATAAAGACTCTCGTAGTGAATGGGAGTCTATGTTTGAAAGGGGATTTGATCTTCTGGGACTCAAGATCGAAGAAGCATCTGAACCTTTTGAAGGAGCATGTACAGCAGTACACCCTCTCTTAATTGAATCAGCAGTTAAGTTTCAGTCTAAAGCATCACAAGAGTTGTTTCCCCCTAATGGTCCTGTCAAGGCACAAGTACTGGGTAAGCACACCTTAGAAAAAGAAAACCAAGCAATGAGAGTTCAGAACTTTATGAACTATCAGCTTACAGAACAGATGCCAGAATACTTTGATGAATTTGAAAGAATGCTTTTTCATCTCCCCCTGATAGGTTCTTCGTTTAAGAAGATTTATTATGATGCTTCTTTTAAACGTCCTGTCTCAGAGTTTATTCCTATTGATCAGTTTTATGTTTCCTATAACGCATCTAATCTTAGGAATGCTGATAGGTATACACATGTTATTTATAAAAGTCCTGTTGATCTACACAGAGAGATTAAAGCAGAGATGTATGCAGACATTGATCTTCCTGAAGCAGGGATGGTTAATCCTACATCTTTCTCAGAAAAGATGGATACAATTATAGGACTGTCTCCCTCTAGTTCTTCTGATCCTCAATATGTTTTACTAGAGCAACATTGTTATCTAGACATTGATGAACCTAATTCAGAAGAAGGTGAGTCTCTTCCTTACATCGTTACAATTGAAGAACAATCAAAAGAAGTTTTAAGTATTCGTAGAAACTATGCCAAGGATGATCCTACAAAACAAAAGAAGGTACACTTTGTACATTATCGTTTTGTTCCAGGATTTGGTTTCTATGGTTTGGGACTCATGCATTTCCTTGGTAATCTGACTATGAGTGCTACTGCTGCAATGCGAGCATTGATAGATGCAGGTCAATTTGCGAATCTTCCAGGTGGCTTTAAGGCTAAAGGTGTGCGTATGGTAGGCAACAATGAGCCTATAGCCCCAGGAGAGTTCAAGGAGGTTGAAGCAACTGGTATTGATTTGAACAAGGCAATTATATCTCTCCCTTACAAAGAGCCTTCCTCGACGCTCTACCAAATGCTTCAGTTTGTAACTGCTGCTGGTCAGAAGTTTGCAGACAGCACTGAACAGATTGTTTCAGATGCTGCCTCCTATGGACCTGTAGGAACTACAATGGCATTGTTAGAAGCATCCAGTAAGTTCTTCACAGCTATTCATAAAAGATTACATAAGTCTCAAAGAGATGAATTTAAAATCTTAGCAAGTATTGATAAAGATTATCTACCACAGGAATATCCTTATGAGGTTCCTTTGGCAGAGAGAAACATATATCAAAAAGACTTTGATGGTAAGGTTGATGTTATTCCTGTAAGCGATCCTAACATTCCTTCTAATGCTCACAGAATGATGTTGGCTAACATGGCGTTGCAGATGGCACAGCAGTCTCCTCCAGGTATGTTCAACACAGAAGCCTTGAATAGAACTATTCTTAGTGCAGCTAATATGCCTAACCTAGATGAGATACTTCCTCCCAAACCAGAACCTAAAGCACTTGATCCTGTTTCAGATATCATGGCATCTGTTAAAGGTATCCCTATTGCTGCATTCCCAGGACAAAACCATGATGCTCACATTCAAGTAAAGATGGCTTATCTACAAGACCCCATGAATGGAGCCAATCCTATCATGCAAAGAGTACAGCCTGTTCTTCAAGCTAACATACAAGAACATTCTGTTTTAAAATATCAAGAACAAGTCAATGGCATGGCTAAACAAGAACTAGAGACTGTTGCTCCAGAGTCTGCGCAGAAACCAGAAGTTATTGAACTGGCCTTAATGGAAGCTGCCAAGCAAGTACAGAATGCTAATCAAGCAATGGGTATGGTACAATCTCCAGAACAACAAATGGTTGCTCTTGAACAAGCCAAGGTTGAACTAGAGAAGCAGAAGATGCAGATGGACCTTGCTGTTAATAATGCTGAAGCTGCTCTAGAGAATAAAAAACTAGACCTTGAAGAAAATAAACAAATGCTTGAAGCTACTAAAGCTGGTGTCACTACAGCAATGAAAGATGAGAAGGCTGAAGCTGACAGAGCCAGTAAAGAATCTATCAAAGCTATTGAAATGATGACCAAACTTTTAACAGCACAGATGAACCAAGAAGGTCTGGAAAAAAGAAGCATGACTGAGTTGTTAAAAGATCAGGCCAATAGAAAAGATAAGAATGAAATGCAAGCAGTTGATATGATTTTAAAACTAATAAAGGAGACAACTAATGCCTAACTATGGAAAGATACATTATCCAAACGATGTAAAAGGAATCACAGATGGAAAGCCTACGCATGTGGTAGATCGTGCTTCGTCGTTTGGCGATTGGACAAAAGAAGATATTCAGGGTAGCAGAGCAACGCGCTCTCGCTTGGCTGAGTATGATGATAAGTACTGGAAAATGCCTGGGCCAAGTAAGATCAAATATTCTTAATGGATTTGTTTGAAACTATAGCTCAAGTATATACAGACGAGATTGAGAACCAGAAGATTAGTTTAGCTCAAGGCAATCCTTCTGATTATCCTGCCTATAAACAAGTAGTAGGATATATAGCAGGATTAGAATGGGCTAAACAAAACTTGAGAGACATTGTACATAAACAACTTTATATTGAAGAGGAGTAAGATGCAACAGGCACATTTAGGTAACGCAGTAAAAAATAATCAATGGACTACTGATGAAGAAGAACAACCTGATCCAGATGTATTGCCAGTACTTCCAGGCTTTCATGTCTTGGTCAGACCTATATCTATTAAAACAAAAACCAAAGGAGGTATTATTCTACCTGATTCAACAAAGGATGATATGGCTTATCTCACCACAGTGGGGCGTGTGATTGCTCTAGGAGACATGGCATATAAAGACCAAGATAAATTTCCATCTGGTCCTTGGTGTGAAGTAGGTGATTATATCTGTTATGGTAAGCATATAGGTACAAAGTTATTTTATAAAAGTGTTAGGCTCATTCTTATGTTTGATGATCAAGTCATGATGAAGGTAGAAAATCCTACATATCTTGACCCTACATTTAATTTAACTAGTTTTTCTGGATGACTTGTAATTCCATACAAAATATGGTATAATAGTATATAACGTAAAACGATTGTTTCGTAAACAGCGGAGTAAAAAATGAACAACGATGATAGCTGGGAAGAAGTTGAAGTCCCTGAAAACCAAGAAGTAGATTATGAAATCGAGGAAGAAGTTCCTCAAGAAGCTGCTCCTCAAGAAAAAGAGGAAGACCCTAAAGAACTAGAGGGTATTCAAACTAAAGGAGCAGAAAAAAGAATTAGACAATTGGTTCGTCAAAGAAAAGAACGTGACGAACAGATTTCTCAATTGATGGCACAGAATGAGTCGTTAGTACAAAATCTGAACTCAAGAGAAAAATCTTTTAATGAAGTAAGCAAACTAAATATTGATGCTTCTGAAAAACAATTGACTGATAAAGTTACTCTGGCTCGTAGTGCCTATATGGAAGCATTCGAGAGTGGAGAAAAAGAAAAGCTTCTTCAAGCTCAAGAGATGCTTAACGAAGCACAAGTAGATTTAAAACATTTAAATCTTACTAAAGCACAAATGGAAGATGTTGCCGAAGAGATTGAACAAGAACCAGTACCAGCACAACAAGCTGCACCTAAATCTACTCCTGATCCAAGGGCAGAAGATTGGGTATCAAAAAATGAATGGTTTGGCAAAGATAAAATTTTAACTGTTTCAGCATTGGCTTTAGATCAAGAACTTAAAGAAGAAGGGTTTGATACAAATGATGAAGAGTTTTATAATGAAATTGATCGGCGGCTTGCAGAAGCTTTTCCACATAAGTTTACAGCCAATACAGTGG